ACGATCTTCATGTCGTAAGCCATCTTGACCTGAATGTGCTCAGCAATCTGCATCCGCTTCAGGGCATCGTCCGAGAACGATTCGACAGTGATGCCGAGGTTGTTCACACCGGGGATGTTGTTCCAAGCGAAGGTCAGACCCGAAGCCGGGGTCATCAGACCAGCATTGCGAGGAGCATGAACCAGCAGAGCGAACTTACCACCGATGAATGCGTTGCTCTCAGCGACACCTTCCACCGACGAGTTCTTGACTGCTTCCATGACGTAGAAGTTCTCTACCTCAAAGATCTCAGCCAGCTTAGCGTTGGTGATGAGGGCGGTGTTGGTGACAGTTGCACCACCGTTCAGGCGAGCAAGGATGTCCGGGTGGTTGATGAGGGTGTCACGGACTTCTTTACCAACAACCATAGTGTTCGGCTTGAAGCCACCCGACTTGAGTTGCATGGTGCGACGAGCAAGGGTCACATCAGCAATCGGGGTCGAGTTGTCGTAGTCCGACCACTGAGTAACCTCAGCAGCAGTGTCGTTGTCAGCGTTAGCAACACCGTCGTAATCGGTGCCCCAAACGTCAGCCTTGAAGAAGGTCTCAGCGAACTGCTCTTCACGGTGGATGAGGAGACGGTTCACGAGGGTCTGAGCACCAGCAGCACGGATGTCCAGCATAGCATCTTCGTTAGCAAGGGTCTGCTCGTCGAAGTCCATACCGAGACCGTACACATCCGCAAAGTAGCTGTCGTTCGAGATCGACATGCCAATGCGGTTCACTTCCGTGCGCGGAGCCAGCTTCTGGACATCGCCAGAGCGGTTCATGTTGTCACGGTCGTAGATGTAGTACTTGTCCGACTGACGCTGCACACCCACGGTCGGGAACACTTTGTCAGCAATGAAGTTGGTTTGCTCTTGCACATATGCCAGCGTCAGATTGGAGAGCGGCTGGTCGATATGCACCTGCGAGGGGGTCAGAAGAGGCATATTATTATTCCTTTCTATGCTCTAGATTAGGCGACGATGTTGCCACCTTGGATAAGCTCGATAGCGATGATTTGACCATCGACACCAGCCTCCAGAGCGTAGCCCATAACGTAGTCACCAGATGCAGCAGTAAGTGCATCACCATTGCCGTCGGTTTGGACAGCAGCACCAGCAGCAATCGTGCCACCAGCTTCAACCATCACCTTGCCCGAGACGGCAACGGTCACAGCAGCACCAGCAGTGCCACCGACAAGGCAGACACCGATGCAGTTCTCACCAGCCGAGTCAGCCAGATCAACCTGACCATCCGACTCAAGAGTGACGAACTTGAATTGTGCTGCCGAGAGATCTTCGCCAGCGATGAAGGTGCGGGTGTCCCGCGTTTGGATCACAGCCATAATTTATTCTCCTTTATAGGACTTTGCGATCAGAGCTTTGCCTTCGTCGGTCTTAGCGACAGCAGCGTATGCAACGGCATATTGGCTCTTTTTCATTTGATGCTCTTCCATGTAGTTCTTGACGAGAGCATCCATTTTGTCGTTAGCAGAAGCGAACTCACCGTCTGCATCCGACTTACCGACTTCAGTCATGGTTTCTTCAAACAGCTTGTCAGCAGCCATGAGAATAGCCATGATTTCGTCGTCAAGGTCAAACTTCAGGAGACCTTTAGCAGCCTTGAGTTCAAAGTGGGGAAGGGTTTCAGTTGCACGCTTGGTCAGTTCAATGTCAGCCTTCTCGATAGCAGCAGCTTCAAGGGCCTTGAGAACCGGGGCGGGAATAGCCGACTTAGCGACCATCTCACCTTCAACTTCAATCATGTCTTCTTTCGGAGCGTCTTTCTTCTCGACGACATCCGCTTTAATGACGAAGCCATTGTCAATGAGGGCCTTGGTCAGACGCTCACACTCTTTACGGGAACGCTCAAGGTCAGCCTTCAGGGTTTCCACTTCATCAGTGGCCTCACCTTCAGGGGCATCTGCCTTTTTCATCTCTTTTTCGCACATGGCTTTGGCCTTGTCGTAGGACATGCCTTTCTCTTCCATGTACATCTTCATCTTGGACTTCATGTCTTCCGACATCTTATCCATTTCTTCTTTTTGACCATCAGTCATTTTGATAACTTCTCCCGAAGTGTCCCGCTTGAAGAGTGAAACCATCGCTTGTGCATTGGCGGGCCGATCCACCAGAGACAGTTCCTCCAGTTCAAGCTGTTTAAGAAGGTTAGGCATCAGTAATCCTCCTTCACTGCCCGACCGCCAATACTGAATGCGGCCAACTCACCGCTCTTGACCATATTCCAAACGTTGTCGTCATAGACTTTATAGGCTACGACCCGACCTTCACGGTCAGAGTGGATACCAAGAGCTTCTCCGATTTCTTTAGTAATAGGCATCGAATGCACGACAACACCAACTTGGTCGCCAGTGTGCATAGCTTTACCTACACGGACATGCTCCATGAAATTATTAACTGCCTTGACAAGCGTCTCAGGTTCAATTACGTCACCTTGACGGTCAATGACAGGTTCACCCTTCTCGGTAACGACAGAAGCCCAGCCATAGACCATGCGCTGTTCGTCGTCTGCCTTAAGGATCTTGCCCTCAATCGTTTTAGTCATATCACTCACCGAAGTATCGGCCTCCCACATGCGACAGGACCAGTAACGAGGAGAGGTCTTGTCAGTAGCTGTGTCACAAGAATGCCGGGAGCGGAAATTGGCGCGAGCTTTGGGGTCATCACGACGGATCTCCATGTTAGGGTCTCCGAAGGTCACTCGCTTAACTTTGTCCCCGTCCATTACGAAGACTTCAAACTTCTTCTTGCCACCACGGAGACGACGGGGTTTGTTGAGGGTGACTTCCTTGCCCCGATACTGAGCCTTCTGGAGGTCTTCCTTGAGGATCTCTTGGATAACCACTCGGAGAGCCTCTAGGCGAGCTTCTGAGGGGCCATCTTCAGTTTCAGGGTAGTCCCCCTCCTCTTCGTCATCCTCGGTCTCTAGGGGCAGCCCAGCGGCTTGTCTGTAGAAGTTGAGGTATTCCTCTTCACTCTCTCCCGGCATGTAAACTGCTTGCTCATCGTAGTCACAGACGTGGATACGACCCTCAAGGCCAAGGTCCATACTACGGGCACGAGCTTCCATCTCGGTGGTGAAGACATCAGCAGCATACTGAGCCTTAAGGACTTCAAACTTACGGAGAGTAGACAGCTTATGTCCCACCATTTCACCAGTGGGCTTACCCTCATCATCGACAATCTCGATACGAGCGGCAGGTTCTTCTTCAGTGCCAGTGACCTTGACCGGGATACCAGAGACTTTACCGTCACGGACGATCTCACGGATAATCCCACGGGCAGTCCCACCAGAAGAGTTCCAAGAGACCTTAGAGCCTACCGACATACCCTTCTTGATTGCACTGTAAGCAGCAGCCATAGCCCGCCCTTCATCTTTTGTGTCGCTGTAAACTGAGTTAAAGACTTCCATGAACTGCTTCTTCTTGTCAGCAGGAACGTTAGAAGGGACTTTACTCGGAGAGGAGTAGGGCATTAACCAATAACCTTTGCTAGGTAGCCTTGGAAGCTGGTGAAGACGACGAGGTTGTTAGCGGAGGTTTCAGCCCTTACCCTGACATCGTAATTCTTGGGGACAACAACAGCAGGGTCTAGGTTAATCTGCCAAGGTCCAGCATTAGTGGCACTGATAGCTGCTACTTGTCTGAAGACTTTACCGGGGGGTCTTACTTCCAAGTAGAAATCAGCAGCACCATCTTGCTTGAGGCTGACTGAACCAAACCCGCCTGTGAGGACAAAATAGTCACTGTCACTGAAGGTCGTAGCAGCCTTGAAACTCTCTTGTAGTCCTGCTGGGATGTCCAAGTGGATCTTAGTCGTGTCAGTAGGAATGCCACCACTGAGGGTAGTATTCTCGTAGACAACTACACGACCAACAAGAGGTGTCCCATTATCATTGAAAGCGAGGGATGCTCTAGCTAGGGGTGTAGGGAGGGCTACCCTCGTTTGACCATTCAAAGTCACAGTCTGGGTTACAAAAGTGAACTGTTGGTCTTGACCTGTCCCAGTTACTGTGTGACCTTCGAGGTAGATTACTTCTGTGTCTGAAGCAGAACTTGAGGAAATGCTGTCAATTAGATTGTCGTTTACGTAAGTCTCGTTGCCACCAACAGTCCAAACAGTCTGGAGAGAACCCGTCGTTAGTTCTGCTGACCTGCCAAACTTGATAAGGGTCTTGGCTTTCTGGTCGATAGAGACTACATCACCGAAGGTCTGATAAATCTCACGTTCAGCTTGAACCAGACGACCATCAGGGACTTCATAATTCTTTCTGTCCCATG